CTTTTGGATTTGAGCAATCAATACTCTTTTTATATTTATTGCTCCAGTCTTCTTGGAACTGTTTAAACGTCTTCATTTTCGGATTGTTGCTTAAGTAATTTTGCTAACTCTGCGGTAGAACCAACGAACAGTGCGTTATTAACAGTTGTTGGCCCTTTTGGTTTATCTTCTTCTACATCCTTTAATATTTTATGAACAAGTAAGATTTTATCTGCTATTTCTCCAGCATTCTTCATCAATTGTCCAGCAACTTCATACGCCCTAGGCATATCACTTTCCTGAGCAAGTTCAAGAATTCCATTTAATGCTTCTTGACTTTTTTCCATCAGAGAATATAAATTTCCTCTAGCATACTCATAATCTTTTTCAATATCACTTTTCTTGTCTTTTGTGGCATCTTCATCTAAAGACTCTTGTTTTTTTGCAAGAGTCTTTAGATCTTTATCTATAGTATCAAGTTCTGTTGATATTGCCTCACTAGAAACATTGAACACTTCATTTAACTTTTCAAATTTCTTACTCATAAGTTTTAACTAAAGGAAATTCCAAATCCAAAATCATCTCCAAATTCAATTAAATCATTATCTGCATCTGTAATGAGTTTTACTTCCGTTCCAGAAACGTGAATTGAAATTGGAGTTCCATAAGACCCCCTTTCTACGGTTAGAATGTTTCCAGACTTTTTAGTAACCTGTAAGGTCTCAGCATCAATTGTGATGTAACTATTTAATGGTATTGAGGAAGCATCAGAAACTGTAATTGTACCGCTGTCCAATTCAAGATCTTCTGAAATTGTTGTGACTGTGTTATCGGTATAACTCTTAGATGCAATTGGTTCGACGCTATAAGTAAGATCTCTTGTTGTAGATCTGGTATCTCCCGATGTAAATCCAAGAGAAACCTTTTTGATGATATCGTCCGAAGCAGAAGAAATAGGACCAAACAGGTAGTTCTTTGCAGTAAATCTCAGTGTATAGATTAAAGCTCTTCTATTTGTAAAATCACCCTCATAATCATCAGACATTGAAATGCTATTTAATGTGACTGGTACATCTCTCTTTTCACCAATCAAATTTAATAGATTGATGCTTATAGTATATGAAGGTCCAAAATACGGTAATATTTGCTCTACAATTTGAAGCATATCATCATCCAACTTGGTCATTATACTTAATTCAAAATCCATATTATAAGGAACGGGCATATATGCCTTTCTAATATCTGTTCCGTCAGTTTTTGTTGGACTTAGAAATGTTTGTGTTGAGGTAACCTTTCGAGTTGGATCATAACTTAAACCAACCAATTCAAATGACATCCTTGGTAGAGTAATTTGAACTGGTTTATTCAGGTTTGGTTGCTGTTCTATGCGAGCAAGAAACTTTTGAGTTGGTCCATAAGCAATAGGAACCTTAATTAGGGATATTACTTCTCCGCTATCTTTTTTATGCTTTACTGTTATACTATTAAAAAGAGTTCCAAAACCAATAATAGTTTTTCTCAGGATCTCGTGATAAAAATAGTCAAACATAGTTCTATTGGATACATAGTACTATTTAACTATTTAATAACTTAGGGAATTCCAAATGGATTTTCTTCGCTGAAGTCTAGAATAGCATCTCCTTCAATTTCTATTTGTCTATTTTCAGCAAATCTATCCTTTGCATCTCCTCCAGAATAAGCATCATCTAGATTGTCGGTGGGTCCTAGATTATCAGTGTATGCAATTCTTAGTGAATACTGTGCGGATGAAGTTTGTCCTACTAAAGTTTCTCCTGGACTAAATGTACCACTAATATTTGATACTTCTAACACCTTAGTAATAGCATTCCAACTCTTAACTCTTGCCGATACACTACTTGCACTTCCTATAACCACTTCATTGTAGATATAAGTTCCAAATCCAACATAAATGCTTGGTGATGCAATTGTAATAGTTGGTGCGACAGTGTATCCAACACCAGAATTTGTAATTCTGATTTGAGTTACTTGTCCCGCATCATTGATAATTGCAGTTGCCGCAGCAGATACCGTAGAAACACCAACGAAAGTTACTGATGGTGCAGAAACATATCCACTTCCACCATCAGTGACTGTGATAACACCAACTACACCATCACCAATAGATGTTATTCCAGTAGCGCCTGAACCTCCACCACCAGTGAAAGAAATTTTTGGAGCAACTGTATATCCTGCACCTGGATTTGTAAGTTCAACTGCTTGAACTCTAAGTCTAGTATCATCAGGCTCACAGATATCTACAATTCCACCTAACATTGTAGCAATTCCAGTTGCAGTAATACCTCCAAATGGCGCAGAAGAGAATGCAACTACAGGTGCTGAAGTGTAGTTATTTCCGCGATTTGTTATAGTTACAGATCTTACTCCACCATTTACAATACCAGTTACTGCTGTTGCAGTGGTTCCAATACCTACTAGTTGGAGAGTTTGAATAATCGCATCCTGTGCGGTATTATCATCAATTTCATCAACACCAGTATCAATAACTTCGTCTTCATATCTAAAGAGTTCACATCTTAGTTCGTAAGTATATAATCCTTGCAGTTGATAGAATGGTTTTTCGTGCTCTACATATTTTATTTCAAATAAACGGTCACCTAAAGGAAAATAAATTAAATCTCCTTCCTTTGGTCTCTTTGATAGTTTTATATTTGACTGGTCTTTAATGAGAGGTTGAATATAGTTTTCCCATCTTTCCCTTGATAAGATTATAGTTAAATCATCAAGTTCTTGTATTCCAAACTTTGATAATATAGTTCCTTGTCCACCATAACCCTCATATGTATCCACATATGCTTCTATTGGATAAGCATTATTGAACTCTGATTCAATAACTTCCTTTATAATTGTCCTCTCGGTAACGTATTGGCGAGGAAGATAATAAACCTCCACACCATACATTCTTAACTGTTCATTTATAAGGTCTTGGATAAGACCTTGTTCTCCTTTTGAACCTTGTAGAAAGAATGGATTAAGCATAATTTACCTTAGCCAATCATATCTAGGGGTGGAAGTTCATAAGTATTGGACATTTTCTCCATTAGCATATCAATTTCCCGTTGTGCATCATCAAACATCTGCCTACCATTCAATTCCACACCACCTGGAAGTTTTACTCCAGTAAATTTCATCATATTCTGTCCCCACTGCCTCTTAATCAACGAAGTTAAGTAAGGTTTAATAAATGAGTCATTCCATACCCTAGAGTAATCATTAGGATCAAGTGTTGAATAACAATCAATAACAATATATTGACCAGGAGAAACAGAACCCCAGTCGATGTCCAAATATAACCTATCCTGCCTCTTATTAAATCTTATTTGTTTTTGAGTATTCAATAAGAAATCCAAATCTTCCAAATATGTCTTTACCATTGCATAACTTAAAAGTTCGGTTGTTCCCCAGTAATAAACATCATTTAAGAACAACTGATACTTCACACTAAACATATTATTTGTAATAGTATTAGCACCATCAAATCTAAAAATCTTATTGATTCCTATGATATTCGGTGGAACCTGAAGATAATTGCTGTTTTCGGTGTATGTAAATGTAGTTGCAGTACCTACAATATTTGTAGTCACTGATGTAGATGCTAGTCCAATATTACTTCTACCTGAACCTGCTCTTCCTCTATCAATATCATCTTGGGTGATTTGATACTTATAGAATGTGGGATAAACACCATCAAAGTGACGCTCTTGGAAGAATTGAATAGCATCATCTACCAGATCTTCAATTTGCTCATCAGCAACGTTGATTTCCAAAACTGGAGCACCCAGTTTTCTCTTACAGTAATCAATTAATTCTTGTCTGGTAGATGGTTGAGCCATTAGAAATTAAGATTCGAAATTGCTTCTTGTTGACTAAGATATAACTTTATGTAACTCTTCGATAAATCTCTAAGAGTTTCAATATCATCTATACTATCTATATCCCTAGCAAGTTTTTCATATTCAAATAGTTTATTCAGACTTTCTAGTTTAACTTTATCAGGATCCATTCACCAAACTCCTTAGCATAGTTTTAATTTCATCAATATCACCCTTAAGAGAATTAAGGTCATCTTCAATATTAGTAATTCTTTTAGTCTCTTCCTCCTTAATTCTCTTAGACTCCATATAGTTTTGGTATGCGTTCATATCCGTATTTAATATAGCATTACTGGACTTATCCCTAAAGAGATTTGAATGTCCTTTAACTTGTACCTTTTCCATAATTAAGCAAGAGCAATAATTCTTAAATCTCTAAGTCTTGGTGGATATGTTTGTGAAGTAGAAGAACCAATCAGTTTAATACTGAAGTACTTAAATGATTCTAGGTTATTGATAGTAAACTCATAATCAGTGAAAGTAAGTTCTTCACTTTGGAAACCAAGTTTAGATGTTAACTTCAATGGAAGATCAGGTCTTCCATTGTTATTTGATATGTTAAGAGTTCTACCATCGCCACTAATATTACCATTTCCTGGGAATGGATAATAGATTGGTTTTTCATTAACATCCTTTAAGATAGCAAACATTGCTCTTAGATCACTGTAGATGTTCAGGTGAGCAGAAACAATAATCTTAATAGATGTTGCAGGAACTTCTAATGCAATTGGTGTTGAAGCATAAACGAAAGCATTTGGATCAGTTTCTAATTGAGATACTCTCTCATCAGCAACATAATCTGTTACTGGAGAATTAACTCTATTTGAAGTTAGAATCATACCAACTCTATCCAAATCAATTACTGGTGATAGATATTGGTTTGTGGTTGAAAGATTCAAAGTCATTTGTAAGGACTTATTGCCCTGCATAATATTATTCAAGAATGTTCTTTCATTTACTCTAGAAGCAATAATTCTTGGATTTTCAAAGAAATTATCCTCATTCAGTTTGATAGTTTGAGTTCCTCTATCTAAGAATGACTCTTCCAATCCACCAATACTAGTTCCACTTATTGTTCTCAGTGAAGCAGTGATAGTAGTCTCAGGAGGAGTAAAGGTTTGAACAATTGGTTGTGCAATCTCATATTGAATATTTTGAGTTGCTTCAATAATAGGACCACCAGTGGACTTAGTGGAGTTGAGATAGAGTTTTGGTAGACTTGTACCAGTACTTCTATCAACACCATTGGATGATGGATCAATTTTAATATAATAAGAATCTAATGTATTTTCCTTTGTACTATCAGTTACATCCTGTAAGGTGTGTTGAGTATTAATTCTTCTTAGAGATACTCCACCAAGTTCATACTTATAAACGAATGAATTTGCTGGATGTCTAATTTGAAGAGTTGAATCAACACCTCTAGTAATTCCAGTTAGTGCTCCACCACTGACTCCAGTATATGAAATAATCTCAGAGTTAACTGAAATATAACCTGGATTTGTTGATGAGATACCAACATTTTCGAAGGTATTGAAATCAGTGGTTAATCCAGTGACTACAAGATCTCCAGTGAAATCTCTTTCAGTAACATTGGTTAATTTAATAGGAGCAATATCTGATGTTACATTGGAGATACTAACAATATTAGTTAATGCGTGTAGGGCGTGATTTCTATGCTTCACATTGATATGAAGTCCATCCCTATCAACATTAATATTATCCGCGAATACGGAACCACCATTTAGATCAGTATATCCAACTCCAGAAATTACACTGTAGTATTGAATTGATTTAGCAACTCCAACTTCAAATTCACCTTGAACATTATCAATCACCAGTTCATTAAATGCTGATAGTTCTTGGACAGAAAGTCTTAGATTTCTGCCGATTGAAGTAATACCAATATTTACAGCAGTTAGAATATCACCAACTTGATAACCAGTACCACCTGAGGAAATACCAGCAGAGGTAATACTACCATTAGTTACTGTAATGGATGCTGTTGCTCCTCTACCACCTCCAGTAATTGTTGTTAGAGCAACATCAGAATAAGTTTGGGTACCAGATGATGGAGTATAACCAATACCAGAGTTTGGAATGCTTAAAGAACCAGTAGCAATACCAGTCACATAAGCAAAATCACCAATCGCATTTGTATCTCGCTGAATTATGAAACTTCCTTCGGTTAGGTCAGCGATTGTGGAAGCAGAAAGTGTAGTTCCTAAACCAACCCTTACTCTTCTAGATTCAATGTCTAAAGCATTATTACGAAGAATAGCAACTTGGTCATTACTTCTGTTCAATTGAGGATTGAAGAAACTTACTGATCCAGTGGGTTCAAAAACGGCAGTGAATAGATTAAACTTAAGGTCTTCATACTGTGAAGGAGACCAAGTGGAAGCATTCTGCGACTTGAACAGTGAACCAAGAATTGGTTGAGTTGAAACTAATCTTTGCTGAGACTCTGGGAGTGCAGCTGTTGTAATATCAACCTCACCAAGTCTTGAAACGAACACACTATAATCATTAGAATCTGAGAGAAGAACTAATGCGTGCTCCTTATTACCTTCTAAGAACACTGGTGCGTGGAAGGTAACTCTTGTTGCTACAGTTCCAGTTTCAGAAACATTAATGTTCTGTGGAAGTATTTCTACCTTACTGAATGGGTAGATTTTTTGAGTTGGTGTTCCCAGTTCAACAGAACGAAGTTCAACATAAACAGGAAGTTCTGGTGCCTTTGAGTAGAAGAATAGATCTACTGAAGTAATGAATCTTCCAGTTTGGTCCTCATCAGATCCAATTTTGAAGGTTTGTGCAAGTGGGTCTGTTCCAGTGTATCCTGAGGTGTTTCTTGGATTTGTTGATTGGGTGCGAGATCTTGATGGGAGACTTGAAGATGATGTTGAGGTTTGTGCACCTGTAGAAGAAACTGATGCTGCGATAATCTGAGCAGTTCTAGATGCTGCAATTGCAGTAACTGGTCTTGGTGCTGGAGCAGGAACAGTTACTCCTCGTTGAGGTGGTGATGGGGGTATTGCTACTGGTGTTGGTACTGAAGGTACTGGTGCTGAAGGAACTGGTGTAGGTGCTGGACCGCTACCGGCAATAAGAATGGGTTGCGGGAACGTAGGAGGTACAGCAGCTGGTGGTTGTGATGCTGGTGAACGTCCGGG